TTAGTATTGCTCTGGTTGTTGTAGTAATTAAAATATGTACAGGGGGCTTCGGCCCCCTTTTTTATTGTAGTATAAATATAGTATCTAACATGAGATTACGAGTATGCCTTTAACAGATCTAAACTTCAATAAAAACATGCTGTCACCTACTGGGTTTTCTTTTAGTATTAAGAAGCTACCAGAGTTTAATTTCTTTGTTCAAAATGTAACATTACCTGGCGTTGCACTAGGCACATCAGATAGACCAACACCATTTAAAGCTATTCCTGTTATTGGAGATCATATTACGTTTGGTGAACTCAATGTTACTTTTAAAATTAATGAAGATCTTGGTAATTATATCGAAATCTTTAATTGGATTAAGGGACTCGGATTCCCAGAAGATTATAAGCAATACAAAGATTTAGCAGATAAGCCAAACTATACAGGTGATGGAATATACTCAGACGCTTATCTTTTAATTATGTCAAGTTCAATGACGCCTGTTGTTCGAGTAGAAATAGAAGATCTATTCCCTACAACTTTAACAGACATTGATATGAATACACAAGACACGTCAATTGAATACATAACCGCGACAGCCAGCTTTAGATTTACTACATATAAGTTTACTTCTTTGTAATTTTGTGTTATAATAGTTTATTAATATGAATAGGTGAGCTATACATGACACTTGAAGAAATATTTGATTTGTGGAGAAACGATGCTGAAGTTGATAGAACTGAGTTAGGTCAGTCAGCGTTAGATCTTGCTAAGTTGCACCACAAGTATTATCAAATCTTTTCGAAAGAAAGATTGTTATTAACAAAGCTTAAAGCAGAACTCAAACAATTAAAGTTAGAAAAACAAGAGTTTTACATTGATGGACCTACTGAAGAGCATATTGAAAGAGGTTGGAAGTTACCTGCTAAAGGACGAATATTGCGCAGCGATGCTGGCAATTATGTTGACGCTGATAGTGATGTCATACAGTTTACATTAAAGATTGCATATCAACAAGAAAAAGTTGATTTGCTTGATTCGATAATTAAGATTATTAGTAATCGAGGTTTTCAAATTAAGTCAGCAATTGATTGGGAGAAGTTTAAGGTTGGTGGATGAGTACACTGTATATACGTAAAGTAGATGAAGTGCACAATCAAGTAATGACTGACGATATGGGTGTTGCTCAAGAATTGTCAGATTACTTTACGTTTAAAGTACCAGGCGCGCAGTTTATGCCGGCTTATCGTCATAAAGTTTGGGATGGTAATATTCGCCTATACAATACTATGACCCAGTATCTTTATGCTGGTCTTATGAAGTATGTAGAAATATTCGCAAAAGAAAGACAATACGAGGTCGAATATGAATATAACCACTCAGCTAATAATTTCTCTTTGGTTGAAGCTAAACAATTTCTTGAAGAACAAAACTTTACAATGCAACCAAGAGATTATCAAATTGATGCATTCGTTGATGCCGTACGTAATTCTCGCGGTTTATATCTTTCTCCCACTGCCTCTGGCAAATCGTTTATTATATACATGATTATGCGTTGGCACTTAAGGCCAACACTTATCATTGTACCTACCACCACGCTTGTACATCAAATGTATTCTGACTTTGAGGATTATGGATTTAAGTCAAAAAAGTATTGCCATAAGATTTTTTCTGGTAAAGATAAAAATACAGAAAAGCCTATTGTTATTACTACGTGGCAATCTATCTATAAACTACGTAAAGATTGGTTTGAAAAATTTGATGTAGTCATTGGTGATGAAGCACACCTTTTTAAAGCAAAGTCACTTACTTCAATTATGACTAAGCTTATTGATACACCATATCGTTATGGGTTTACTGGAACATTGGATGGGACTCAAACTCATAAACTTGTATTGGAAGGTTTGTTTGGTCCTGTTAAAAAAGTAACTACCACAAAGAAATTAATGGAGCAGCAACACCTTGCTGACTTTAATATCAAGATTATAAATTTAACGTACCCAGACGAAACAAGAAAGTTAGTTTCAAAAATGAATTACATGGATGAAATGGATTTTCTTGTGACAAATGAAGCTCGCAATAAATTTATTACTAACTTATCTTTGTCATTAGAAGGTAATACACTTCTTCTTTTCCAATATGTAGAAAAGCATGGCAAAGTTTTAGAACAAATGATTCAGGAAAAAGCTAATGATAGAAAAGTATTCTTCGTTTATGGCGGAGTATCTGGAGAAGAACGAGATACCATTAGACATATCGTTGAAAGAGAAAGTAATGCTATTATTATTGCTAGCTATGGTACGTTCTCCACTGGTGTAAACATTAAAAACTTGCACTCTGTTGTTTTTGCAAGTCCTTCTAAATCTAAAATACGTAATCTACAATCAATTGGGCGCGCTCTTCGTAAGTCAGATACAAAAACTAAAGCAACTCTTTATGATATATCAGATGATCTTACATGGAAGAGCAAAACAAACTTTACTCTTAAACACCTAATGGAAAGAGTAAAAATTTATGATGAAGAAAAGTTCGATTACAAAATCTATAGCGTAGGTATCTAATGGAACACGAAATAGTTATGATTAAAACAATCATAGGTGAAGAAATCATTGGTAAACTCAAAGGTATTAATGATCGAGGGATTGACATTATAGACCCACTTATGATAAAATATAGGTATTCAGAGGATGGTCGTCCTTCCGTATATTTTACTAAGTATCCGTTCTATACTAAATCCTTTGAAGCTTATTTTAAAATGGAAGGTGTGATGCATGTCTATCATGATGTGCTTGAAACAGTTTCTAGGTATTATGAGAGAAACTTAATTGGTATTAAGGAAGCATATGAACATGAAGAACAAATGCGAAATCAACAACTCTTCGACGATTACGAAGACGAATATGTCAGCGAGTCAGAAATCGAAGAACAAATGTACGCTTTCATTGAAAGAATGTCGTCTAACACCGCGATTCACTAGGAGTTAACATGGCACAGTATATTAACAATAAAGAATTTTATGGTTTGCTTTGCGACTATAAAGAAAAGTGTAAGCAAGCAGAAGCTGATGGTAAACCAGTTCCTCGCATTCCAGAAAACATTGGTAATTGTTTTGTGATGATTGCTACTAAACTTGCTACTAAAGGTAACTTTGTCGGTTATACATATAAAGATGAAATGATTAGTGACGCTTTAGAAAATTGTGTTGTCGCAGTTCATAGCTTTAATCCTGAAAAATCAAAGAATCCATTTGCATACTTTACTCAAATTTCTTGGTACGCTTTTTTGCGACGTATTGAAAAAGAAAAGAAGCAAACGTATGTAAAATATAAATCTCTAGAAAATTTAGTTATTAGTAGTGATTTATTGGAAGAAGAAGGCGGTAATGGTTATTCTAACTTTGATATTACAAACGAAAAAATGAAGCCAATCATTGATAAGTTTGAAAAGAAAAATAAACCAAAAGAGAAAAAGCTAGCCGGCGTCGAAAAATTTGTAGGAGATGCTGAGTGAAAGTAGCTTTAATTACTGACCAACATTTTGGAGTTCGCGGTGATAGTATACAATTTCATGAATTCTTTTCTGAGTTCTATAAAAACTTTTTCTTTCCATATCTCGATGAGCATGGTATATCAACAATTGTTGAGCTTGGGGATATTTTTGATCGCCGTAAGTATGTTAACTATGACACGTTAAGTCGGTGTAAAGATTATTGGTTCGATCAAATTAAACAACGTGATATTAAATTACATTGTATTGTAGGTAATCATGATATCTATTTCAAAAATACAAACCGAGTCAATGCACCAAACTTACTCTTAAATGAATACTCATTTGATGTGTATGAAGAAGCAACTGAAGTCGACTTAGATGGTCTTAAAGTATTGATGCTACCTTGGATCAATAATCAAAATTATGAAAGTGCAATGGAAGTTGTTAAGTCTACTAATGCTTCTGTTGTTCTTGGTCATCTCGAGTTCCAAGGATTTGAAATGTATCGTGGCGCTATGAACGATCATGGTTTATCACATCGTGACTTTACAAAGTTTGACATGGTATGTTCTGGTCACTTTCATCACAAATCATCTAAAGATAACATCCACTATCTTGGTGCACCGTATGAAATGACGTGGTCAGATTATAATGACGATCGTGGTTTCCACATTCTTGATACTGAGACTGGTGAAATGGAGTATGTAAAAAATCCACACACTATGTTTCATAAAGTTTTTTATGATGACAGCGAGTCTAATCAAGAAGAATTACTTAACGTTGATTTTTCTCACTTAGTTGATAAACATGTAAAAGTTATTGTTAAGACTAAAAACAATCCTTATGTTTTCGATCTATACATTGATAAACTCAATGCTGCAGCCCCAGCACATATGCAAGTTGTTGAAGACAATTTTAACCTTGACATTTCTGATGATAATGATATAATAAATGAGGCTGAAGATACTATTACAATTATCAAAAACTATATTGGTAATCTTAATTTGAATGAACCAAAGCCAATGGAAAATTTATTTTATGATCTCTATCACGAGGCGTTGAGCGCAGACTAAATTATGTTGTATTTTCGTAATATCCGGTGGCAAAACTTTTTGTCGACCGGAAATCAGTTTACTGAGTTGAAACTCAATAAGTCCCCATCGACACTCATTGTCGGTGAAAACGGTGCAGGAAAGTCTACCTTTCTTGACGCTATCTCGTTTGTTCTCTATGGTAAACCTTATCGTAATATCAACAAGCCAATGCTTATTAATAGTATTACCAATAAAGCGTGCTTAGTTGAAGTTGAGTTTACTACTAATAATAAGAATTATCTTGTACGCCGTGGTATCAAACCTGCTATCTTTGAAGTTTACCAAGATGGTACACTAATTGATCAAAATGCAAGTGTAAGAGAATACCAAGAACAATTTGAAACTAATGTTCTTAAAATGAATCATAAGTCATTTACTCAAATCGTTGTTATTGGTTCTGCAGGTTTCACACCGTTTATGCAGCTCAAGCCTTTCGAGCGACGTCAAGTAATTGAAGATTTACTTGACATTGAAATTTTTACAAAGATGCATCTTATTTTAAGAGAAAAGATTCTTACTAACAAAGATAAGATTGTAGATATTAAATACCAAATTGATTTGCTCGAGCAAAATATTGGTTTGACTAAAAAGCATATGAACGAGATTATGTCAATTAAAAAGTCAGATCGTCAAAATAAAGAAAATAAAATTAAAGAACTAGAAGAAAAAATATCTGATCTCAAATTTGCTTGTGAAGGTAAGATGAATCACATTAGTGAATTAACTCAAAGTATTTCAGATAAAGAATCTATTAAGAAAAAGCAAAGTAATCTTAATGATCTTAAAAATCAACTCAACTTTAAAGTGTCTAATATACAACAATCGATCGAGTTCTTTAAAAATAATGATGAATGTCCAACGTGTCAGCAAGACATTGATTCTGCCTTTAAAGAAAATCATATCTGCGATCAACAGAATAAACAAACAGAAATTGAGTCAGCAATTGGTCAAATGAAAGATCACTTTAATGAAGTAGAAACTCGCCTAGATAAAATTACTCAAGTACAAAATGAAATTAACGAGCTCAATCAAGTTGTGATGAACATTAATGGTGAGATAATGTCTCATACAAATAACATAAGAGAACTTAATGATTCATTGATAGAACAGCCATTGGTTGAAGATAACTCAGTAGAAAAGCTTAATGAGCTCAAGAATTCATTAAAGCAAATACAAGGCGAGCATGAGCAATTACTTATTGAAAAAGAAAGATTTGACATTGCAAGCAATCTTCTCAAAGATGGTGGTATTAAAGCTAAAATTATTAAGCAGTACATACCTATCATAAATAAACTTATGAATAAGTATCTTGCAGCAATGGAGTTCTTTGTTCAGTTTAACTTAGATGAGAACTTCAATGAAAGTATCAAATCAAGATTTAGAGACGAGTTTACATATGATTCTTTTAGTGAAGGTGAGAAAATGCGTATTGATTTAGCACTTCTCTTTACTTGGAGATCTGTAGCAAAATTACGCAACTCGGTTTCTACTAACTTACTTATTATGGATGAAGTATTTGACAGCTCACTGGATAATACTGGAACAGATGAATTTATGAAACTTATTACACAATTAAATGACACCAACGTATTTGTTATTAGCCATAAAGGTGATCAGTTGTTTGATAAGTTCCATAGCAATATTAAATTTGAAAAGACTAAGAACTTTTCTCAAATAGCAGCATAGGAGAAAACAATGGCGTGCAAACTTGAAACACGACTCACTACCGAGTCATCTGACTGGCATCCAGTCATTGATATGAAGTTAAGTAAAACTAAAAGAGTTGATCGAGTTTTTCTTGACGAAGAAGACGCAGCAGATTTTGCTAAGAAAACATTGAATCTTAAAGAAGATCTATATCGAGTTATAGAGGCAGAACCCATCGATGAATAAATTAGTTCCAGCTAACGAGGCAATTCTCAACAATCCAGTTGAACTATTTGACTTTGCTAATCCACCCGAAGATCCAGTTGTAATTGCACAGACTTTACTTGAGCACCTTAACGAATATAAAGGTATTGGATTGTCAGCAAATCAAATTGGTTTACCTTATCGTGTTTTTATTATTGCGGGTGATCCTAGTTTAGTATGCTTTAATCCAAAAATTGTAAACTATAGTAATACTACTGTTCTTATGGAAGAAGGCTGTTTGACATATCCAGGATTGTATGTTAGAATAAAAAGACCAGTGGAGGTAAGAGTACGTTATACTGATGAGCTTGGTCAAATACAAACAAAAACACTTGCAGGATTAACTGCTCGGTGTTTTCAACATGAGTTAGATCATTTGGATGGGACTGACTTTACTAAGAAAGCTTCAACATATCATATGAACCTAGCAAAGAAAAGAATGAAAATGTTGAAGAGAAAAGCAAAAGGACTAGACTTATCTCCAAGAAAAATGTTTGAAGAGGTATTAGCACAATGAGTAAAGATTGGGTAGCAGATATTAATGAAATGCACAAGAAGTATGGAGTACATGATTGGGTAAAACAAAACCCTGAAAGACTCCAACAGTTTCTGGATTTTCGTTTAAAGTTTCTTTATGAAGAATACAATGAGACTTCTCTAGCAGTCAATGGTCGAGATGCTGAAGAAATCGTCGATGGGTTAATTGATGTATGTGTTATTGCTATTGGAACCCTAGATGCCTTTGGTATTGACGCCTATAAAGCTTGGGATGACGTCCATCGAGCTAACATGTCTAAAGAACGAGGGGTCAAACCAAGCCGCCCGAACCCCCTCGGGATGCCAGATTTGGTCAAACCAGACGGCTGGAAAGGCCCGGATCACTCTGGAAACCATGGAATGCTGGAAAAAACCTTTACAGATCAATAACTTAAAATTGTTAAAAATTAACAGTTTTTTTAATCCCTTACAAATCAATAACTTATATGATGGATCACGTAAGTAGTTGTTTTGTAAGGGTTTGTTTTATTGTACAAATGGCCTCAAACGGTGTAGAATGGTACCATCAAATAGGGAATAGCAAAGGAAACTCTTATGGCAACATTCACTGTACATCAGGTTCAAAACAAGCGAGAAGCACCTTCACGTATCGCGTTCGACGATAACTATTTACCAGGTGACTTCAAGCACTACACTCCAGTCTTTCGTGTAGATGCTGACGATTTGAACCATGTCTTCGCTCTGACCAATCATTGGGGTGACGAAGATCGTGTACTTCGAATTGATCGTGGTCACTCTACGAGTATTGGTGATATCATCGAAACTCATGATGGTGAACATGCATATTGGTTAGTTTCTTTTGATGGTTTCAACAAATTGAAGGTACTCTAATGTCTAAGCAAGACTCTTTTGAAGAAATGTGTGAACTCAAGCAGCAAATTGAAGATGCTGCTGAGCAACTTCGTTTGATAATGCGGGAAGAATTTCCTGATCAGTATCAACAAGGTGATGCCTATGGTGTATTCGATTGCACCGGTAGTTCTAATCCTTACGATGTGACTATCGAGTCTTTGCTCGATGGCATCGCAGAAGAAAACGAGGTGATCTATTAATGAGCAATTATGATTGGCTAGAAGATCGTATTGATATTACTGGTGTCAAGCAGTATAGTTTTCGCGAAAATGATTTTATAACTATTGGTCATCAACCGCCGGAACGCCACCCTACTCGTTTGCAGTTGTTTAACCAATTGAAAAAGACACTCGAGTTCCGTAATGAACTCAACCGAGTAATTCAGAACCTTGAAGACCTTTTAGATGGAGAAAAGTAATGGAAGTTCGTGAAGGTAGAAGTCCTAGCTACGTATGTTCTTTAGATCCACAATCGTGTGTAGATATGGAAATCCTTAATGCTATCAAGCGTAGTGTTAAAGTAATGAACAATAATGTTCAATGGGAAGATCTTGGCGATTGGGATATTGTTCGAAAGCTTAAGGTCAAAACATACCGACGCGTCCGTGTTAAAGGCCGTGAAGCAATTGAAAAGGTCAATGGCCGCAGCTACACTTGGTTTGGTGACTTAGTTGGTGGTCTTGCTAATGCTAAGCGCTTTGACGTTTACATTCATGATGATAGAAAGTATAAGTACGTATAAGGAATCTTATGTATATTTACGCTGGTCTCAGTGATTCACTCATTGCTAAATGCAAAAAACTTGGCATGCATCCTTATGTAATTGATAGGTATGCCGAGTATTATCGTCGCAAAGTAAAGGTAAGTCGCCTAGGTCGACGTGCTAATACTGACTCAGAAATCAGTAAGGTGTACGACTCTGAGTTTTCTTTTATCAAAAAAGCAAATATCAAAAAGTTTAAAGATATTAAAGAAGCTGAGCAACGATTCAAACAAATCACTCGTTCAAAGCTTTGGGAACAACTTACAGGCGGTAAGAAGTGTAGGCTAGAGCTTAACACACGACTTACGAGTTATGGTGGTATGTCATTCCCTGGCGGTAGAATCGAGCTAAGCAAGTGTGGACTTGACGAGTATACACTCATCCATGAGCTTGCTCATCAGACCCGCAATAGCATGCACCATGGTGTACAATTTCGCATTAATTTGTTAAAATTAGTATCAAGGTTTATGGGTACCGAAATGGCTAAGCTACTCAAAGGTGAGTTTAAGAAAAGAAAACTCAAGCTTAGTATACCTCAGCCTCGGTCACCTGAGTCTTGGTACAAATCATATCAACATATGGAAATGGTGAGGGAGTCACTTTAATGCACCGCATTGACTATCCAAAAAATCATAATCTTGGTCGTATTGAGCTCGACGAAGATGAGTACCAAATCGTTGGTCGTATTAAAGGTTTGGAAATTCTTACTTATTACGATACTGACGCTATCCAAGATGATGACATTGAAATTTTCGTGATTAATCCAAAAGATTACAATCGATATGGTTATAAACTAGCAATGGAAGTTTCTTTAAGTCGATCATACACTGGAGCATACCATGTAGATATGGTGCGCACTGATCGCAAATATCGTGGCTTTGGTATTGCACCAAAGGTGTATGCAAAAATTATTAAGGTGTTTGGTTTAACACTTCAAGCTGGTACATGTCAGTCGCCTGGTGGTAGATACATTTGGAATACTTTGGCTGATATTACAGGCATAAGTATTATTGGTCGCTATGGCCGCCGCGGCGCATGGCATTATCTTGAATCAAGTGAAGATGGTGAGCTTGTCACCGATGAGGATGTGTCTCCTTATGACACGCAAAATAACTTTTACGTATTCGCCTACGCAGGATAAATGGGAAGGTATTGCTATGAGTGAAGTGACAACAGCTGAAAAGATTGTTGAAGATCTCAATGATAGGTTATGTCGTGTACGAGCTGAAAAGGCAGAGTGTGCTCGACTTAATATGCATGAAGCTTTTCGAGCTTTGCATTTAGTTCAAGTAGAAATTGAAAACGAAATTACCTACTATGAAAATTGAATTCGATAAAACTTATATTTTACCTTGTCCAAAAATTTCAATTGAAGGTTGGACTGAAGATGAGGTAAAATCTTTTATTTGTGACGGCCGCCGTTTTTCTGCTTTAATGGAAAGACAATTGGAAAAGTGGTTTCCAACATTAGAGTTTGTTGATAAAGCTGGCTATGATCATGTATGTAGGGAAACAATATTAAAATTTGATCAAAAAAGTTTTACTAAAAAATGTGATTTCAATCAATCAAAACATGTTGGATATGGAAGAAAAATTCTCAATGAAGAAGAAGCTAATGAACACATTATGAATATGAATTACATCATTACCGATGTAAGCTTATATCCAATGGTTAGACTTATCTTCAAAAGAGGAAGTGATTTGTTAAAAAAATATCCAAAAAGAAGAATTACTAAAACTCAACGTGAGGAACTATTCAATGGCTGATTCTGCATTTACTATAGGTGATATTGGTGAACAGCTCATCAATGAATTTTATAATAGAGCCGTGCGCACTGATGATTGGTATGACAATAAAAAAGATGGTAAAATTAATAATCTTACTTATGAAGTAAAAACTTTTCGTTTAAATTTTAAAACACAAGGTTTTTGGGTAGATCAAAGTCAGTTTAAAAAATTAGATGGTGTTGATCTTTTATTTTTTGTTAAAGTTCCAGAAAAAATAGAAGATGGATTGGTCCTTTACTTAGCAACAAACCACCACACTCGCTACGAATCTTTTTCGCATAAAGGTAAAAATATGCGCAGTTATCCATTGACATTTTGCTTGGAATTGGGTAGA